CAGATGTCCGTATTTTACGAATAGTAAAGTCCTTTACATCATTTTCCAAAATTTTATTATATCTGAGAATATTTATTGCCATAATATTTTTATTCTATTTGTCTATATAATCCTTCAACTGTAGTTTCCCATCTCATACCTGATAGTGAATGTTCTATTCCAGTTACTTGAAATACTCCTTTTTCTGCGTATTTTCTAGGAATACCATCTATTTTAAAGGTATCACCTCTTCGTATTCCACTATTTCCTAATATTGTAAATGAATATTTTATTGGTAACGGTTGAGATAATGCTCCAGTTCCTTTTGCTTCAAAATAATAAGTTTTCATTTTTTCAAGAAAATCAGTATCATCTAAACAATATACCATAAAATATGCCTTAACTCCACCTTTTACTCCAGAGTCCGTTTGAAATGCCATATTTGAAAGTGTATATATAGTTGGTTTAGCAACTACATCTATCTTTTCCAAATTTGTTGTCACACGATCTACTTTAATTTGAGTTTCTTGAGTAGCGGCTGCCCTAATCTGTTCTTGAGTTAATCTTAGTTGTGCGTAGTATTCAGTAACCCCATCTACAGTGACTTTAATTACGTTACCATCCTTATCATAAAAAGTTTGGACAGGACGTACAAGTATTGCTCCATTCACAGAACTTTCTGTACGGGTACTATCTACAGTTTTAGATTTATCAATTTTCGCTTCCTGTTCTGCTATTTGTTTTATATTTTCAGTAACTTGCTCATCTTCATTTAAGTCTGTGTTTGTATCTTTATCAGAATCAGAACCAGAAACAGGTGGTTGAACTTTTTTTAAGAATAAATCTGTTTCCGAATTAAACAAAGTATCTTTAGTTATTCTTACATCTCTAACGTCTGTTTGACTGACAGCACCCAATCTAGTGTTAATAATTTTTGCACCAAGTTCAGCAGGTATAGATATATCCAATGTTGCGTTTAAAAATGGAGAACCTACTCCAGTATGATTAAATGTTATAAGTCCACCTGGATCAGGATTTTCACCAATCCAGTTTTCATCTACAACCGTTATCACAATATCATTTTCTACTCCAGTGGCACTGAATGTACTACTATCCGATTCTGCTACAACATTAGTAGCTCCTGCACCCACAATATATCCCCCACGCGGATTAAATGTACCTGTATTAGTGGCCACTGGAGCGGCAACACCTGGAGCGTTTCTTCTAAAATCAGCTGCTCTTCCTTCCGCAGTTTTTCTAATTTCTCCTTCTACTATTTGAAAATTCCAAAATGAGTTAACTGCCGATGACATTTCATTTAAAATATCTTCAAGTATTTCTCTTATGTTTTTATTTTTTTGTTCAATTTTGGCTTTGAACATATCAAAATTTACATACAGATTTTTTAAATATCCATAGTATCCTTTTTTTTCCTTTAATCCAAAATCGTTCAAAGCATTAAATTGTTCAACAAACGCTACAAAATTGGCAGCTTTTACGATATTATAGTTATTTAATAATCCATTTTGCCTTTGCTCTATTTCTTCCGAAGATAAAAAATATGTGTTTTTAAAATCAGGAACTGCTCCAGGAATAAGTAGTTTGGATTTTTTAGTTGAAAACATATAAGGAAACGCTCCTATTACAGTAGTGTCAATGTTTATTTTAAAAGACACGGATTTTCCACCAAACTCATATTTATCAACCGTACCTATTTCGTTTAATATAGCAATTGCCAATTCAAATCTAAGGTATCTATTTGTTGAGAATAATTTTTCTCTTGGCACCTCAATTTCACCAACATCTGATAAAGTCACTGATACCACTGGTACAGCTTCACCTCCGGTTAGAGCAGCCTCCTCTTCTCCCGAGTCCACAGTTTGTGATGCTAAAAATTCATCAATTCTCGCTTGAATAACTCTATCAAAATTTATAAAATCAATCGCTTTAGCTTTATCGATTAGTTTTTTAACACTTTCAGTTTGTCTAAAAGCAGGTAGTTCGTTAAACATATATTTAAACCTTCTCTTTTTAGCTTCTTCTTCGGTATTAGCATCACTAGTAAGTTCGTTTTCAGGATAAAGGGCTTTAGATTTGTCAGGATCAGGTTCTGTTCCTGCAGATTTTATAGTTATTCTGTTTTGAGATTGTAAATACGTGGGTAATGAGGGTGCTCCTCTTAATCTTACATCAACTTTAAAATTTTCACCGTCACTAGTAACTGTAGAGCCAACTATAAATCCTAAAAATATATCATATTCACCACTAGTAAATATACGCTTTGAACTAAGTTGTTCATTATTTAATGTCACATCTGCTATAGCGTTGAGTATTCCATTTTGTTTAGTGCCTGTATTTATCAACCCCTTAGCACTCTCTCCAGTATTCCATCCCCATTCAACACCAACTGAATATCCAGGTTCCATAAAATAAGTTTGTATTAATTCTAATTGTTCTAATGAAAAACAAGTTATACTAAAGTCACAAGTTCTTGATATTTGATCCTGACCTTCTTTGGAATTTAATGTAGTTATTATTGGAGATGGTCTTAAAACTCTTCCAACATCACTAACAACAGGATTTCCATCCCAATCTGTTCCAATGGTTCCCGATAATTGAGAATTTCCATATATAGATTTTTCACCAGCTGCACTAAATATTTTAAAATCGGTATTTGATTGTAAAATTAATCCCGGTTGACCTTTATCATTTATTGCTCCAGAGTATACTCTAACCCAAGCATTCAATCCTGATGCTGCTAGATTATCATTTGCATAGCTCTTAATTTTGTTTGCAATTTTTAGATCAATGTTTGATATAGTTGGCCACATTATTCTTCAGTAAAATTTCTAAGTATTTGAATATAGTTTTGAGGTATTCTTAATACGGTTCCAGGTTCAAAAGCGAATTTAGCACCATGTATGTTGTTTGCAGATGCAATTATCCACCATAAAGTAGCATCTTCATAGTAATCAAATGCTAATGTATCCAATCTATCACCCAATTCGGTTGCAATATAAACATCATCATCTCTTAATGGTATATTTGGATATATTTTTGGTCTATATACTTCTCTACCATCAATTAATTTTTTACGTGCACTTCGTTGATACCTACTATTACTCATATATATTACAAATTATAATTTATTTTCCACCAAAAAGTTTTTTAACAAAACCAAGACCACCAGCTTTTTTAGCTGCTAATTTTTGTTGTTGCACAGGCATTTGTATACCAGACATTCCAGTTGGTAATTCAATTTGCCTATCACCAATCATTAATTGTTTTCTGGCGTTATCAATAACTTCCTTACTTGGACCTGTATCAGGCGCGGATGCTGCTGCTATTCTTCGCTCACGTACTTCTGGGATTTCCAATCCTCCTGGAGTTGAACCATCAGGAAGCATATTACCATCAATTTCACTTTTAGTTTGTATTGATCTATCCACTCCATAATAATAAACTCTTTTTGGAGTAAGTGATCCAGATACAGATCCCCAATATGTACTTTGAGACTCAACAAATTTAATTGTCATTTGTACTTCTATAATAGTTGGTAATTTATAATCAACTAATGAGTCATCCAAATATGGTAATCCACTACTATTAATATGAGGTATTCCAGTTTCCCAAGGTGTAGTATCATCAACTGTAAAAGTTAATGACTCAATAAAACCTTCTTTATCCTTATACATATTACCTAATGTAAACTTCATAAAAGGAGGTGTTACATACGGATCCGCATATTGTTGTGGATACGCAAATGTGTTTAGAAACGATAATTTTTCCCACATTCGCTTTAGCTCTTCACCGTTTAATGCATATAATTTGAAAGTAAACGAAACACTCCTCTCAACACCTTCGTATGTATAAAAATTATATGGATTACCTATAAATTTAGATGAATTCCAAGATGGAGAAACAGTTTCACTCAATCCACTTATAGTTGCTCTAAAATGAACTCCAGTCTTTTTTGATATCGACCAAAAACGAAAAGGTATTAAATCAAAATCATCTAATGTTTTATCATTACCAAGTGGTGGAGGTGTACCATCTACACTATACCAAGTAGCAGATTGATTTAATGTATCACTACCATTTCTAATTCCTAATTTACCTTCTAAAGTGTGATTAGCTCTTCCAGTTACCAGTCCTCCTTTGCTATATCTTTTAGCGGTAGGTCTAGCAGGTATATTATTAGTTATATTAATAGGAGTTGTAGCATTTTTAATTGTTTTACCAATAAAATCATTAAGCGCCTGTTCAGGATCTTCAGCAAAAGCAATAACAGAACTAAAACCACCTTTTTCAGGTATAGCAGCCTTTCTAGGATCTGCAAAATTTGATAAATCAAATTGATTTTTTTGAGAAATAAAATCTGTATATGCAGTTCTATTACCTTGCAATCCGGTTAGTATTCCACTCAATCCATCAAACGCTATATTTCCTCTTCTGGAAACTTTTTTACTGTATCTATCGTTTAGATTATCGTATGGTTTTGGGGTATAGTTTCTCAATCTAATAGTTTGTTCAGTTGTTGGATCAAGATTTCCAATAGATGGTGCTGATGGTAAGGTAAATGATGAAGTTAAACTTCTTCTAATCTCATCTCTAGCCAAACTTATTGCAGTACCCAATACCTGTCTTCCGATTTGGTTTGGCGTACCCTGTACAGTTGATGCTAATAATTTACCAACTAAGTTTCCTTCAGAACCTTCTTTTAAGTTCTTCAATACTACCATAGTATTCTGTACTTTTTTATTAGCAAACTCAGATTTTTCGGATATTTTAGTTGGTATTAAATTTTCTGGAAATTGTATTCCTATTTTAGATGCAAGTTCTAATGCCTTACCTTGAAGTTTAGCAACCGTACTACCTAAAACAAAGTTAGTACCTTCACTACCCCCTGCAGTTGCGTTTTTCATTACTTCAACCGCATTAGTAGTTTTTCTCTTAAATCGTATTAAACTAGTTCCATAAATTACAGGCGATGATAACCCCCTAATTGCTCTTAATCCTACCAATTCAGACTCTACTAGGTTTTCTTTGGTTCTTGCAGTTAGTAATCCACTACTTCTTAATGTTTTTTGCACAAGGGGAAATATGGTAGCGTTTAATATACCATTTGCAGTAGTAATTCGGATATCCTTACTATTTCGTATATCATATACCTCTGCCCCAACTTTATTATCTTGAGTTGGTAATTTTTGTGTTCTAAAAAGATCCTTTAATGATGGCATATTATTTATTTATTAAGCCTGTCCTAAACTATAGTTGTTTCTTGTAGCAGAGTCAACTTTTTTTCCGATAGTAGAAGTAACCTTTGAAGTATCCATATATACTCCTATTTTACCACTTGCCATATCCGCTCTCAAACCTTTTATTTCGTTTATCATAGCTTGTAATGGTGCTGCTAATTGTGATAGGTTGTTTACATTTACATTTCTTCCTCTACCTCTTCCATCACCATCATCATTGGCAGTTGCACCTGTTCCATTACTTGCATTAGCTAAAGCGGATGCTGCTCCAGGAGCTGCTACTAAATCATCATTCGGTGATAATTCAAATAACCCACCTTCTTTTGTAGATATTATAGTTTTACCATCAGCTGGAGATGAAACGTCTGCAGCAGTTTTTACACTAGACGCTTTACTAATTGCGGCAAACAAAGCACCTATCATAGCTGCTGCTATTACAGCACCTATTACTGGAATCTTTCCTTGTCCTTTGAAAATTTCAGCAACTGCACCAATAATACTAGAACCCGTTTCTCTAGCTTTTAGAATTGCGGCTCGTGTGTCTAATACGAATGTTCTTAATTTAATGGCGTATAGTGCACCAAATAAAATAACCAATGTTCCAACAAATCCAATTAATCCAGCCGTGCTTGATGATATAAACTCAAATATGGATGCCAGACCTTGCATTACTGGTAAAAGTGTAGTACCAAGACTTGCAGTTAAAGCATCAAATGTATTTTTTACATTTGTTAACGAACCCTGTATTTCTTGTTGTTTTGCAAACTCCTCAGTTTTTTGAGCTAACTGTTCTGCATTGATATCTGTAATATCCAATCCTTGCCTAATTGCCTCTTCTGCTTTTGTTCGCTCTTCATCACTCAATGTAGCTAATTTTTCTTGAGCATCTAATTGTTTAATAATTTCACCAACTTCCATTCCGGCACCTTTTGCAAGAGCTTCTTGGGTAAATAAGTCTTGTTTTCTAAAATCACCACTTCGTTGGATTTGTTTTAATATCTCCTCTTGTGCCTCAACTTGCTTTCCAGACGCAGCTAGTGTTCTAGCCTGTGTTAGATTAAATTGTCCACCAGCAAAAGTTGCTGCTACTAACTCATCTTCAATACCACCTTCAAAATCTAAAAGTTTTCGGTTAGTCTCTAATACATCTTTAAGATTAGTACCCAACCTTCTAGCTTGAATTGCGGCTGCAGTTAGTGCGTTTACATCACCTTTGAAAAACTTATAGGACTCCTCTGCCGCTTCCGCAATATCTTCCGCAACTTTAGCAGGAGCAACCCCTGCCATATTAGCCATTTCGGCAGCTTGCATTTGAAGATTTGCAGCGGTTTCTGCTGATACACCTCCCATTCTTTCATAAACCCCTTGAACTTTTGCTGCATCTTTTGCAGCTACTCCAAAGTTTGCACTCAATACACTTAAAGCGGCAGTTGTTTCTCTAGAAGTATTATATATATCACCAAACTCAGTTTTTAATGCGGATACAGTATCAAATACATCTTTTGCTTCAACACCTAAATTTCTAAATTCTCCAGTTATAGCATTTGCATCTTTAGTTATTTCCTTAGTTTGACTATTTGTAAGTCCTGTCTCTTTTCTAAAATCTTCAGCGGCAGCATCCAAAGCCGTAAATGCAGCTACCATAGAAGTTACAACAGCCGCTAATAACATAAATGCAACTGCACCTGCGCCAGCAGTTTTTAAAGTATCCCCTAATTTTTTTGCAAAATCAATACTACCTCTCATTGACTCAGGAACTGCTTCATATAAAGTTTTTTGTTCTTCTTGTATAGCTTTTGTTCGTTCTTCTTTTTTAAATAGTTTTTCTTCTAAATCTATAGCGGCTTTTAATCTACCTAATTCTTCCGCAGTTAACTCCAGTCGATTTTCTTGCAATTCCAATCTTCTTTGATCAAATTCACTTAATCCTTTTGCTTCAGCCTGAGTTTTTGCTAAAGATTTAGCTTGTTGTAAGTAAGAGTCATTTATTTGAACCATCAATTGCTCTTTTTCAATTTCCCTCGCTAGTTCATCTCCTGTAAGATTTTTTTGAATTGCTTTACTTTTAGCAATATCTTTACCAATACTTGCAAAAACTGAACTTTGGGTAGTTTGATCTATTAATAACTTTCTTACATCCTTGTTTAATTTTGCAAAAGATCGTACAAAGGAAAGTTGCTCTTTTTGAAAAGTAGCCTCATCTATGTTTCTCTCTCTTTGAATTTGAGCTCCTCTTCTCACTATATCCAATCTTGCACGAGCAGCTGCTAACTGCGCTTGAGATTGTGCCGTATTTTGAGTAGACAGAACCGCTTCTTCCGCCCTAAGTCGGTTAATTTGCCTCTGGTATCTTTCTAAAATTGTTAAATCTTCGTTTGTTATCATTATTATGATATATTATTAGTATGCACCATACTTTTTAAGTAATCTTACATACTCAGGATCCAATTTACCATGTTTTTGTTGTATAGCAGCTATATCCGCATCCAATTTTTTAAGTTGAGGGTCATTATCAATTATAGTCTGCAAATCTTTTGGTTTTTTCTTATCACCGAACCACCCAAAAAATTCTTTGAGGTTTGATTTTGAAATTTTATATTTAGGCATAATTCTAAATTTTATGTTTATTATATATAAATATGGATTTAAAAAAAAAGTTAGGATTATTTTCTAATCCTAACTCTTCCACTATTAGTGCTTGGTTTATTTGCTTTTTCTATAGCTTTACTTTCCGCAGTTTTTGCTTCCACTAATTTATTATAGTAAAACCTTCTAAACTTTGTTGGCATTTGGTATAATTCCATCATCGTAAACCCATTCCCATAATTACACATTTCAAATATTTGAGTATGTAATAATATACTATGGTTATTCGGTAGGCCAAAAAAAGTTCACACCTAAAGTTATAGGTAGAGCCTCCGTCTCTCCATCATCGTGGGTATATGTAAACGTCATATCCATATCGGGTGATATACTTTTTATATAATTTCTAAATGTTCTACTATCTTTAGCTAACATTCCGTTTACGAAACGGTTAATATGTGATACCTCTGAGTTTCCATCTACTGAAATAATCATATATCTCAATCTAGTTGTAATATCCGCAGATACATCCTTTCCTAGTCTTTCTAATGCAGTAATATCTTTTTCAATCGCATTCTCATCACCATGAGTTAATAACTTAAACTTAATTTTATTTTTACCTAATGGAGTTGTGAATTCAAACTCATTTGCATTTTTGAAGAGTGAAAAATCTACATCTTTTGTTTTAATTTCCGATAAATCAATAATAGTTTCAACACTTTTAGTCAATTTTGAAGAATAGAATGACATTTTATATTCATGTCCGTATCCCAATAATCTAGTTGCTACAATTATTGCATTTTTATCTCCAATAGTAATATCATTTGGATTTATACTTTTATCTACAATTATAGACTCAAATAATTTATCCAATACTACTCCTTTTTTGATAAGATTTTGATTTGAAAGAATATCCTCTTCCTTTGCCGTCATATATTTAATTTCAATTGTTCCGCTTGATAATGGATGATCCTTTGGATATACTAAACCTTTTGATGGTAAATCCAACAATTCGGTTGGAAAATCATATTTTTGTTGTTCCATAACTTTACATTATATTTTTTAGTTTCATATATAAATATATAAACTTTAAAAAGTTAGAAATAAAAAAACCCCTACATTGTAGAGGTTTTTCTTATTAATTATATAATCACTAAAATTAAAACTCAAGTATTGCGTAATCGTAAGCAATTCCTAATTCGATTGATGCAGGTTCGTTAGAGTCAAATGAAAGGTCACCAAAGTTTACAGTTGTTAAGAATGCTCCTTTTAGTTTCCATTGTTCAATTTTATCACCAACAGGTCCTAACATATAGATATCCAAATCTTTTTTGTAAAAATCGGCATATCCTCTTCTACCAGTAATAGACTCATGTCCTAAACGAACCCACTCCATTACCGCCTGTGCTCCAGAAGGAACGATTGGGTCAAACAGAGTAATTGTAATGTCCTGCCACTCACCTTTGCCTTGCAACTTTCTTTTAACATTGATGTGATCCATAGTAATGGTTTCAAAGTTAATTGAAGGTCTAGCTGCAGCTTTAATCATATATGAAGGGATACCATCAATTTCCATGACGTATCTGTTCTTCATCTTTGGTTCAAAGTTCGTATAGAACATTTTATCGAATTCTAATATTTCTGCCATTTTTATTTTTTTTAATTATATTAATAAATATTCGTTTGCCTGATTTTTAGTTATTATGCTGAGAAACTTGCTCCAGTTGGTAAGATGTTGAAATCAATTACGATGAATTCAGCAGTCTTAGCAGGTTGTAAGAAAATCTGTCCAGCTAATATATTTCTATCAATAACATCAGGTGTGTTATTACTTTCGTCCATTACTACATTAAATGCGTAAAGTCCCTGTCTCTGTTGGATTGCCTCAAAGTATGGATTTACGGTGTTTAAGAAACGGGTTCTAGTAGTAGATGTGTTTTGCTCAAATACCAAGAACCTAGATGTAGATGCTACAAATTTCTTAACCGCAATCAATAATCTTCTCACATTAATTCTATCCAATGCAGATGCTCTATCTTGAAGAGTTTTTTGTCCGTATGCAACAATACCTTGTCCAGGGAATGCCGCAATTGGGTTTACCTTGTTCTCATATAGAGTATCTCTTTCGGAGTGAGTCAATCTGTTTAGAACATTAACAGCTCCAATGATACCACCTCTATTCAAACCAGCTGGTGCAAACCATTCTGCCGCTAATCTATCGTTTGCTGCAAATACTGCAGGTAACAATACGGAAGGTGGTACACTCGCTAATTTGTTAGTAGGAGCAATAATAGTTTTTACCCAAGGATAATAAGTTGCTGCGTAATTTGTATCTACTGAATTAGCTTGTTCGGTTGCTTGTGAAATTGTATCATCTGCTCCGTTAAAATCAGCGATGTAGAATGCATCTTGTCTAGCTTCTACCATATCAATAACTCTTGCAGTCACAAATGGGTGTAATCTTCTAATAATACCAGGAGTTACTACCATATTGATATCCCACTCATCAGGATTAGATACAGCGTTAATCGCTTTAGTATATGCTTCTGTACCACTACTAACCGCACTAGAACAATTAAATCCTTGAGTATTATCATTACTAATATCCGCTCCTAATGAAGGTTTGATAACAGGATTCATTCCATCAAATCCTTCCTGAAATCCTAAGATAAATTGTCTTCTCACCATATCAGTTGAGTTAGAACCTGTCATCTGTAATGTTAATCCGTTAGCATCAAAGGAGAATGGTACATTCGAACCGGTTCCAGCATTAGTTGGTATTGGTTTTAGATATTGATTATTATCAATTTTAATTCCTGCACTCTCAAAATCAAATCCACTAAAATTAATTGGAGATGATGTATCGTTACCAGTAGATAATGTTGAATATGTTACCGCAGGTACTAATGTATCCTGTCCAGTTGTTCTAATTGGATTAAGGTATGTATCATGTCCAAATGGTGCTGCAGAAATTGGGAATGAGCCTGGAGTAGAAACTTCTACTCTAATATATTTTGATCGGTTTGTGTAATCACCAGTTTCTGAGATTTTTCCGTTAGCATCAATTGTTAGGTTTCTATCACCAATTACTCTTGCAATATAATTTGGAGATGCTGGATCTAAGTTAACATTATTAAATGTTTCCAATACAACTTTTCTTCTATCAGTATCACTGAAACTTCTTACAGTTACACTAAATACAGAGTAATCAGTTCCACCATCTTCACCAGCAGCTTTTACATTAGAAATACCAATCTTAAATTTAGTATTATATAAAGTACCATCACCTAAAGTGTGGAAACGGAATAAACTAAATCTAGTTCCACTAATGTTTTGTGATTTTACAAAAGGTGTTGAAGCGAATGTAGCATCTTGAGTATATGCTTGAGATGGAAGTACAATTCTACTTACAACCGCATCAATTGATTGAGATGCAAAATGCTCAAAATATGCGTAAGTATAGATGTTAGAAACTACATTAGCAGGACTAGCTACAAAATAAAACGGTGACTCGCCAAATACATCAGATAAATCATTTATATCTCTAGGTAAAATAGATGCAGATATTGAAGTAGCTCCTGCTATTCCAGCAAAACTTGATGAAAATGTTAATAAAAATTTACCATCTACATCATTAGCAATAGTAGTTCCGGTAAAACCAACATTTTGATATAATCTATTGGTGTTATGTAGTACACCTACAATTTTTTCACCAGCTGAACCAGATGCTACGATTGCTAAAGGTGCAGCTTGAGTATAACCATCAACACCACCAACTCTCACAATTGTTGCTACTCCAGCTTCTCTTAAATAATTTTGAACTGCATAATCAGTATAATAAGTTCCATCAGGAGTTCCAAAAATCTCCTCAAATTCGGACTGGGTTCTAACGATTGTTGGAACGAATGCCGGTCCTTGCTTAAAAGGTCCTATAAATGCCGCTCCAATTTCACCAATTCCTTGTGATAGGAATGATAAATCATTTTCTCTTGTAAAAACACCAGGTGATACAATTCTTTCTGCCATTGTTTTTTATATTTTATTATTTTTTGCGTAATCCATATTGAAATACACATATAAATATAACATAACATCCCAAAACACAAATTTATTTTTTATGTTTTGATTTTAGTAATACAATTAGATATATATTAACCTGCCGAGTGTGGAACCGATGGTACTACATTAGGATCAGGTTCAGCAGGTATTACAGCTGAACCACTTAAAGGTGCCCACGGTAAATCATTCTCATGAAGAACATCAACTGGACTTTTACTATCTCTAACCGATTTTAGGATTTGAGTATTGATATGCTCCCAATATGATGGTAAATCATATACTACATTCTGTACCCAATCTATTATAGTACTTTCTGTCAGTTCACTATATGCAGTAAATGATGCGGTGTTTAAGTTTTCTACCTTAAATGGAGTTGCTCCAGTAAAAGATCCACTATAACCATCCATATCCGTACCGGTGAGTTTCCAATTTGTTCCAATTACGATACCATCTAATCCATTTGAATTAACTTTTCTTAATCCGGTGAGCTTCCACTCATATTCCAAACCATAGATATCGTTTGCTGTGCTTAATTCTGCCATTTTATTTTTTGTTTTTGTTTAGTATAAATATATATTTTTTTATTTTATTGATTTTTTAATGTATTCAATTCCTCTTTAACTACATCCAATTCCGCTTTCAATTCTTTTATCGCAGCTAATAATATAGGTATCATTCCCGTATAATCTAATGCAAGTTTATCATTCATAGGATCAGTTTCCACTAATTCAGGATAATGCATTTGAACTTCTTGAGCTATTAATCCTATTCTATTTTTATCATTTTCAATATGATTAAATGAATAATATATAGGTGTAATTGTTTCCAATTTTTCCAATACATTAGTAATGCTAGAATGAACGATTTTCATAGTCACATCCGAGTGTGCAGACCAGAACTGATTTGTCCAAAGCTTAACAACTCCTGTTCCGGTAGCATCCAAAACATAAGTATGGTGACCAGATTGGAATGTTTCTATTACTAAGTGTCTAGCACATTGGAAATATCCACCAAATGTACCCGAATTAGGGTGCATTCGCATTTCACCACCTATACCAAAAGCCGCAAATAAACTTCGGGTTTCAGTATATCCTAATCTAGTACTTCCGTTAGGATCTACTACATAGTAACTATCGTTTGCATCATAGAATATAGTACCATAAACAGCAGCTGGAACATATAGTGTAGAGTTAACATATAATCCTCCGTTTACTCTTGCTCTATATCCACCTACAGTATCTGATCCACCCAATCCTAAACATCCGTTACCTCTACTCCAATACCAAACCCAACCACTTCCGTTTTGTTGATATAATCCACCATTTCCACTTTCGTGCATATAGTTATTCCAATATCCAGAAGGATCTATAATATTAACACCACCATACCCATTTCTAGCGTATCCAAAGCTCTCCCATGTACCATAAGATGCTTGTACTGATGTTCTCCAATGTGAACCATAACTTTGAGTGTAAAACCCACTATCGCCTTGAGCTCTAAACCAGTTGTTTGCCATCACATAATGGAGTTGTGATGTACCATTAGGATCCATATAATAACTACCATCGTTATTATCATAATAAATTGGAGAATATGTTGCACCTGAGATAGTTACAGTACCACCTATAAATGCCCCACCCGCAAATCCAAAACGAGAATAGGTTGACCCATTATTTTTTAATGATAGGTGGTGGTCATATCCAGCTCCATATTCGTAAGCCAAACCATACATATTTCCTAATGGCCAGCTCTCTCCAATAGTCCAAATTACTTTTGCAGCAGTACCAGTAGCATTATAACTACCCATCATACCACCTTCATTTCGGCTTACAGTATAGTTACTATACCACATTCTACCATTTTGCTCTGTTTGGTTGAAGTTATTTGTAGATGCTGGGTCTGCATAATATCCGGTATTATTTGCATCATAAAATATTGTACCATCAACACGCCCATCAAAATATCCACCCTTTACAACATAGACACCATACGCTGAGTTTGTAGCGGATGTACCAATACCCATACAGTTGGCTGGTAAATAATGGTAAAAAAACCACCTACCATTATCTTCTCTATATACACCACCATTTCCAGCACCATCATACATCATTCCGTTTACGCGACTATAACTTAGCCATAAACCATCGTATCCGTTTTTTTGCCCATCATATCTTAATTGAGTATATGTACTACCATTGTTAGGATAGAAGTGTGCTCCGTAATAACCAGGCCAGTATATACCCGTAAGACCATCTATTTGTATCCAGCTATTTGGTCTAAAATAAGTTGCTCCTGATAATACCAATCCATATATATAGCTATTTTGACTTGCAGGATCTATATAAAATCCAGTATTTTGACTATCATAAAATATTGGTGATCTTGTATCACCATAAGCAAACAATACATTACTTACTCTAACGTGTTGATCCCCTTCCCCAATTGAAAACAGCTGAGAACCTCCATAATATTTGACAGAGTTGTTATAAAATCTTATACCACCATAGTTAAAGGCTGCTCCAATTTTTATACCAGTATGCCAATCTAAAGTAAGTTTTGTATAATTACCATTATAATTTTCTAAAGTTGTACCAATTGAGTATCCCTGTATATCACTCTCTCCCTTTGAGTTAAAGAATAAAATTCCTTGTCTGGCCGTATCATAAACCTGTCCGCCACCATGACCCATATTCATTGTGTTTATTCTTGACTGACCAGCAAAGTCACCATAATATGCAGTATTATCTCTATCGTAGAAAATATATGCCCGCATATCGTTAGCATAAGTTATATTGTATAACTCAACTTCACTAGGTGTAGTTCTTACAGCCCAGCCACCACTAGAGTGTAATAATCCAAATCCACTTCCATCAAAGTATAGGTATCCTCTTAAACCAGCACTTCTATCATAAATTACCCAACCATTATTTGATCTAGATTTGATATAAGTTGAGTCATCGGAGAATATCCTAGTATCGTATGATTGCCAATATACTCCGGTTGCTCCCTGAGGTCTAAAGAAGTTATCTGCAAATACTGCACTCATTTGAGATGAACCATTAGGATCTGTATAATATCCTGTATTTTGTCTATCGTAGAATATATTTGCCTGAATATCACTAGTATTTATTAAGCTACCACCATTGACTTGTAATTGAGCGTTGAAATAAAAGTTTGATAATGATGTATAAATGTGTGCGTGTGATGAGTTAGCTGGTCCAAATTGTATCCAACCAAATGGAGTGTTATGTCTCCAGCCCCAATCACCACCTGCAAAAAAGTATCCACTAGATCCATAATCTAATGAAGATAAGCGAGAACGAGAGTTAGGGTCTGCAAAAAATGCAGTATTGTTTGCATCATAATAAATTGTACCATATACAGCCCCACTAAAGTTTGAGTATCCGGAATAGTTTCCGGCATGCAACATTGCTCTCCACCCACTTTGCCAGTTTGTAGTACCATACCATCCGTATCTATGAAGAATTTCACCCTGATAGAAATAGAATTGGTCATGTTGGTGTCCACTTAACCCATAGTATTCAATTAAAGTACCATAAGAAGAAGGTGCACCAGATTGTGTGTAATTATCCCACATTCGGAATGTCATTGATTGTGTACCACTACCATTACCATGAGCTCCCCAACTAAAATCCCATTCTCTATAAGGGAATGTTACTTGATTTACTACTATTCTATTATTATTCCATAAATAAGTTGTATCATTTGAAATATAGAAAGTTGGTGTACGTATTTGGTTATCATGAAACACCATATCACTACCAACTCTATAGTATTCAGTTCCGGCTCTCAATGCTCTATATGCATAAGAGTGGGAACCTGCCATTCTCATATCAATACCAAACTCCAAATTACCGGTAACAATCATTGCCCAGTCATTGTTGTTTGGTTTATTTATCCAAAGAATTGCATCGGTTCCAGATGCCTCATTATCAATACCATCCAAACGAAGTCCACTCATTCTGGAATCAGAACGTGGATTTACATAATAACTTGTATCATTATAATCGTAATAGATAGTAGCTCTAATATCCGCAGTTGTTACTAGTCTACCACCACCCCAAGCACCTCTAAATGCTCCGTTTTGAAGTATTAGCATTCCATGATCTGCTAAGTTTCCTGCAACTCCTCCAGCATTGGGGTGTGACCACGCTATACCATATAAAGTTCCGGTGTTAGTTCCGTTTGCAGGTAATTTGTATGAATCGCCCATTGCAAATACCGCTTGATATCGGGTTGAATCATAGTTACCAACTATACCTTTACCATAATCATTAAATACGATGTTTCTACCATAAGTAATTCTAGTAGTATCACGAGTATCATGGTAATGAATTAGTGAATCAGTTCCGGCATCTCTACTATAACGATATACGGTATATGCAGAATCCCAATACCATCTATCACCATACCAACCACTACTATCTTCACCAAAACGGAATTCAGCATCTCCACTATCACTTGCACCAACATATAGGGTATCATTAACCCAAGTTAAATCACCATTACTATTACCTAAGTAGTTATTATAGTATGTTCTAAAGTGGTTATCACCATTTCCAAAATCAGCAATGGTTGCACCGGATGCTATGTTGAAAATTTGAGTACCACCATATGCTTGGTGTGCTCTTAACCTGATGCCGGTGTAGAAATGGATGTGTAAAGGTTGTGTCCACGCACCTGCAGGTTTACCTATATAATAATTAAAATCTCCAGTAGTGTGGAAATCAATTCCTCTAAATGCAGATGTTGCTATTGATTCACCACCGTTATTAGTATATCCAATATTAACGTAGTTACCCGTATTAAGGTTATCCACATTTAATGTATTAAATTTAGAAGTACTATTTGGATCTGCATAAAATCCTGTGTTGTTGGAGTCATAGAATATTGGTGCTCTAAAATTATTCGATGCAAATACAGTACCACTTTCATTTACGGAAAATAATTCATTTGATGATTTTATTGCATTACTACCTACTATGAATTTTCTATCAGTTTCATTGTTATTACTATCAATGCTAACAACAACATTTCCAGCTCCTGCCATATATAGTGCATTGCCAGAAGAAGCTCCCTGTTGTAAAACTAAATCATAGCTATTATCTCTAAAAAGTGCAATATCGGGTCCATCTGTTCCAAAGTTAATTCTTCCTGATGTAGCTCCACCGACACTAGTGGTTGTACTTTGTAATAGAGTTAGAGAATGTCCTTCTCCTATTTGCAGATTAGTTCCATTTCCTTCTATCGCTCTATTACCAGCAAAATATATTCTGTTATTACCTCCTGTAAAATATAATCCTTTACTTGCTCCAGAAACTGTTATGTTACCAAAAGTTACATCATCAGTTGTACGAATATTTTGGTTCATCAAATGAACTTCAGTTAAACCTTGTCCAGTATTAACTTGTGCTGATACTAAATTACCTGATAAAGTAAAATTACCGGTTGTATCCAATAAACCTTTTATTGTAGCACTTCCATCTGTATAAAAATAAAGACCATATCCAGTTTCAGCCCATAAAGCAGGGTCATAATTTGCATTACCTTCCCATAAACCTCTACGAGTAAATCCACCCACATTTGCACTATTAGCAGCATTTCTTAATCGATATCCACTATTTGCTTGCGCATTATAATAAGAGGTTGCAGTTACATCACCAGTAACTGTTAATAAATTAGTAGCACCATTAAAAGTTAAATTACTTTCAACCGTTGCGTTTGGAGCAGTTCCGTTTAAGGTAATTACACCATTATCAGTTGTACCAGTTAATGCTAATAAACCAGATGTTCCTCCAGAACCAGATGTACCACCAGAACCAGATGTACCACCAGAACCAGAAGTTCCACCACTGCCAGCAGTACCTCTAGTCCCAGATGTTCCACCGCTTCCTGATGTTCCACCAGAACCAGATGTACCACCGCTTCCACTTGTTCCACTAGAGCCAGAAGTACCACCACTTCCAGATGTACCACTACTTCCTGCACTTCCACTAGTTCCTGCTGAACCACTAGTTCCTACTGAACCACTCGTTCCAGCACTTCCACTAGTTCCTGATGTACCACTTATACCACTACTTCCAGATGAACCAGAAACACCACTAGAACCAGATGTTCCATCTATTCCACTACTTCCAGATATTCCACTACTTCCACTAGAACCATCTACTCCACTTGTTCCTGAAGTACCTGATATACCAGAACTTCCACTACTTCCAGATGAACCACTGCTTCCACTTTCTCCACTACTTCCAGATATTCCTGAAGTTCCACTACTTCCACTTTCTCCACTACTACCAGATGAACCACTGCTTCCACTAGTTCCTGAAGTTCCAGATGAACCACTACTACCACTTGTTCCAGCAGTTCCAGATGAACCACTACCACCTCCAGCACCAGTTACACCAGATGAACCAGAAGTACCAGAAGTACCACTTGTACCAGCAGAACCAGAAGTACCACTTGTACCACTACTTCCAGAAGATCCTGATGTTCCAGCTGAACCACCAGCTCCACTTATTCCACTACTTCCAGATGAACCACTACTTCCAGATGTTCCACTACTACCACCCGCTCCGCTTATACCAGAAGTTCCCGATGTACCATCTACTCCAGAAGAACCAGATGTTCCATCTATTCCAGAGGTTCCATCTATTCCAGAAGTTCCACTTGTTCCAGAAGTTCCTGATGTTCCAGAAGTTCCTTCACTACCTGTAGTTCCAGACGAACCAGATGTGCCACTGCTTCCAGATGTACCACTACTTCCACTTGTTCCTGAAGTTCCGCTCGTTCCAGATGAACCACTACTACCACTACTTCCAGAAGAACCAGATGTTCCTTCACTACCGGTTGTTCCACTAGAACCAGATGTTCCACTAGAACCAGAAGTACCTGAAGTACCACTACTTCCACTTGTACCCGAAGTACCACTACTTCCTCCACTACCAGATGTCCCAGAAGAACCTGATGTACCACTACTTCCCGTTGTACCACTACTTCCAGATGAACCAGATGTACCAGAAGTACCAGATGATGCGGCTGCAGTTCTAAATCCTATTTTTTGGGTAGATTGGTTTATTACCAATACATCGTTGGTAGTTTCATCTTCATCAAATTTATCAACAAAAATACTACCACTTATACCTAAACTACCAGTAAATTGGTGTTTATCAGTTATACTATCTCCAAAAATATTACTTCCAGATGAAAAAATTATAGATGATGAAACGATATTTACATTTATTAATTCTGCAGTTATTTTACCACTTACATTAAGGTCTTTCCCAACTCTTAATGATCCACTTACATCAGCAGAACCCGATAATGATAAATTGGTATTTCCTACCAATCCTCTATTTGGGGATATTTCTAATTCAGCAGAACCGGATCGTATTCGGTTAATATCACCGATTGACTCCGCCGGTATATTGAATAATCCACTACCATCACCTCTAAATAATGATGATGAAACTTGTCCGTAAACTTGAACTGAACCCGTATTGATATCAACTACTCTACTTCCACTTACAAAAATAGAAACTAAACTAGAACTGAGCTGATTTAATCCATTTGGGTTTTTTCCTATATAATCCATCTAATATAAAACTTTTATGATATCTCTAAAACTGAAACAATTACATCAGCAGATGCCGCTGCTGATGATACTACTGATATAAAATCTCCACTTTCTAATACAACTTTCTGTAGACCTCCAACAACCACCATCGAACTACCTTCTACTATTAAAGCATTTCTAACTAAATATCTCGTTTGAGTTGCAGTTGCATCGGTTATCGTCACATTCACACTTATGTTGTTAGAAATTACATTAGAAACATTCAATCCAATAACCGTTGATACGGTAGATATCGGTGTTTGATAAACCCTTGTGTTTGTTATTCCAATTGAACCAGTTACACTATTCTTAAATACGTTTGCCATTTTTTTATTTTTTTATCCTAATGCTATCGCAAATGCAATTGCAGTATCCAATACATTTACACCTTCAACCTGCAATTCCCCACCATTTATTACATTTACATTTCCGTTTACCTCAAATGATGCAGATGCAAATACTGATCCTGATAAATTAGTCTGAGTTGTAACAGTCAATATATCAAATTCTGCCTGACTTACTGAAATATCACCTGTAAATGAACCTGTGAATGATCCTGTGAATGAACCACTAAGATCTGCGTATGCATTATCTAAATCTTGTGTTATTGAACCAGAAAAACTGGGACTATGTATTTTCATATCATTCTATTTGTGTATAAATATAAACTATTTATCTTTTATCCCCATTTAAGGTTGAGTAGGCCATACTATATTAAATGGATTTTCTTGTGATGTTATATTCCTTAATTCTTGTCTATATTGTACCCAATTATTAAGAGTATCGCCTACAGGACTATCAGGTAAAACTCTCCAATCACACTCTTTTAATAATTCAGTTCTTAGATTTCTAATTTCATCCCACTTATACTCAATTCTAGACTGTATCTCACTTTCTGTACTATCTTCCAATACCCAATTTTGATAATATACACCATCTACTAAATTCGGTGTACCTTCTGTTATGGTTTTCGTATAATCGTTTGGTTTTGGAGTTTGCATCACCACATATACACCAAATGCTTCCAAAATATCATTAGTTATATTTTGAGGGAAGCTAACAGTATTCTCATCTCTTCTTAATTGTAATAGAGTATATGGGTATTCAATAGTTTCGTTTTTTATTCTTAAATACATAATTACTTAAAGTTTACAGGTATAGAAGCAAAATTACTCAATCCAGTACAATTTCTAAATGCCGCAGTTCCCAATGGTTCAGGTACTCTTAACCACAAAGTTGGTGCAGTTCCACTCATAGAGTTTGTAGTTGAAACCATGTTATAAATATTACCAAAAGTGGTAACTTGAGTGTTAAATGTAAATTGTAATGGTTGTGTTAAAGCTCTACAATTTCTAAATGTAGATGAAAAGTTAATTACATTTGGACATGCATCAAATAAATTAGATGGATATGAACTTAGTGATTGACATCCGTTAAATGTACCACTGAATACAGATGCTAAAGGATTTGATGAAAATAAACCAGATGGTATCGAAGTTATAGATGTAAATGAAAAACTATCTGTAAATGTTTGTGCTAAAGGTGATGATTGGAATATATCAGTAGGTATTGTTGTTATACCAGTACCTCTCATAAAACCAGCAAATGAAACCATTTCACTCAATCCATCATATCCAACTTCCATAGTTCCAGATGCAGGTATAGAAGTTATATTACCACAACCAAAAAAATCTAATGTTCTCAATCCAACTCTACCAAAATCTATAATTCCAGTTATAAGGGTTCTAATTGCTGAACTATTATTTACTTTCCATCCAGGCATAAAACCTGTTATAGTTATAGTATAAACTCCAGGATTAACATAAGTGTGTATTCTATTCGAGTCTGTAATTGATACTACGGTACCACTACTAGCATCGCCCCAATTTACCGAAAAATTAGGTGTAAATGTGCCATAGTTTACCAATGGCAATGTAAACACAGTATTTGATACTGATGTTGTTACCTGTACTCTAAACGGCACTACTTCCTCATCAGAGGGTATTAATCTTCTAAATATTCCCATAATTAACTCATATTTCGTCCAACTAAAAATCCATAATAAGTACTTCCTGCATCAAATGTGTAGAATGTCAATACATCCGTTCCACTTGAGGTCAAAATAGGTGCAGTACCATCCGCGTATCTAACACCAGCTGGCCACTGAATTGTAGCGGAACCACCATCTGTTAATGCTAAAGTAAATCCAAATGCTCTACCAGAAGGTGGGTTACTAAATGCAACAGTCACTGTTCCACCACCAGTTACAGTTCTACTAAAGTTATTTGCGGTAGCGAGATTTATAGTAAAACTTCCTCCACTACCTAATGCAGAGTGAACTTCTCTAAATGTAGTCGGTGCAACATGCCCAGTTACTGATAAAATAGTACCATCAAAAGTTAGGGTTGACTCAACCTGTCCTTGTCCTGATGAATTGATATATGTTAATACTCCGTTATCAGTAGTTCCAGATAGTAGTAAAAATCCAGAAGTACCACTTGTACCTACACCAGATGTTCCCGAAGTGCCACTAACCCCACTACTTCCACTACTTCCACTAATTCCAGATGAACCACTACTTCCGAAAAATGTACCATCTCTACCACTTGTTCCACTTGTACCTAGTCCAGAAGTTCCTGATGTACCACTAATTCCACTAGTACCATTGCTTCCACTAGTTCCACTACTTCCACTACTTCCAAAGAATGTACCATCTAAACCAGATGTACCACTTGTTCCACTACTACCACTTGTTCCATTACTTCCACTAATTCCAGCAGTGCCCGATGTTCCCGCGGTTCCACTTGTACCAGACGAACCAAAGAAAGTACCATCTAATCCACTAGTTCCACTACTTCCACTTGTACCACTTGTACCACTTATACCAGCAGTTCCAGAAGTTCCTGATGTACCACTTGTACCAGATGAACCAAAGAATGTGCCATCTAAACCAGAAGTTCCACTTGTTCCGGATGTACCATCAGTACCACTTACACCAGATGTACCATTAGTACCACTTGTTCCAGCAGTTCCACTTGTACCACTACTACCGAAGAAAGTACCATCTAAACCAGATGTTCCACTTGTACCACTAGTTCCATCAGTAGCACTTACACCAGAAGTACCACTCGTACCAGTAGTTCCACTACTTCCAAAGAAGGTTCCATCCACTCCACTTGTCCCAGAAGTACCACTCGTACCAGTAGTTCCACTTGTACCAGTAGTTCCACTTGTACCACTCGTGCCAGTAGTTCCACTACTACCGAAGAATGTACCATCAACTCCACTTGTTCCAGATGTTCCTGAAGTACCATTAGTACCCGAACTTCCACTAGTTCCATTAGTACCAGATGTTCCAGAAGTACCACTTGTTCCAGATGAACCAAAGAATGTACCATCTAAACCAGAAGTTCCACTTGTTCCTGATGTACCACTTGTTCCACTACTACCACTTGTACCAGATGTTCCACTTGTTCCCGATGAACCACTGCTACCAAAGAATGTTCCATCTACTCCACTTGTACCTGAAGTACCACTTGTTCCCGATGTTCCACTTGTCCCAGAAGTACCAGAAGTACCACTAGTTCCGCTAGTTCCGCTAGTTCCGCTAGTTCCAAAGAATGTACCATCTAAACCAGATGTACCACTTGTACCACTAGTTCCTGATGTACCACTACTTCCACTTGTACCAGAAGTGCCACTTGTTCCTGATGTACCACTACTACCGAAGAAAGTTCCATCTAAACCAGAAGTACCGCTTGTACCACTAGTTCCAGAAGTACCACTACTTCCACTAGTTCCACTAGTTCCAGAAGTTCCATCTATCCCACTCGTTCCAGATGAACCAGCAGTTCCACTTGTTCCCGAAGTTCCACTTGTTCCCGAGGTTCCACTTGTTCCAGAAGTACCACTTGTTCCCGAAGTTCCCGAAGTTCCCGAAGTTCCATCTATACCAGATGTTCCAGAAGTTCCATCAGTACCACTTATACCACTTGTACCCGAAGTTCCAGCTGAGCCAGATGTTCCATTTGTTCCCGAAGTTCCGCTTGTCCCAGATGTACCATCTATACCAGATGTTCCACTCGTTCCGGAAGTTCCAGATGTACCACTTGTTCCAGATGTACCACTTGTACCACTACTTCCAGAAGTTCCAGATGTACCACTTGTTCCAGATGTACCACTTGTACCACTACTTCCAGTAGTTCCAGATGTACCACTACTTCCAGAAGTTCCAGAAGTACCACCACTACCGCTTGTTCCACTTGTTCCGCTTGTTCCACTACTTCCACTTGTACCAGATGTTCCACTACTTCCACTGCTTCCACTTGTACCAGAAGTACCACTTGTTCCTGAAGTACCACTTGTTCCTGAAGTACCACTTGTTCCTGAAGTACCACTTGTTCCTGAAGTTCCACTTGTTCCCGAAGTTCCACTTGTACCTGATGTTCCCGAAGTTCCATCTCTACCAGATGTACCACTACTTCCAGATGAACCATCTCTACCAGATGTACCACTACTTCCAGATGAACCATCTCTACCAGATGTACCGCTACTACCTGAAGTACCTCTACTTCCAGATGTACCGCTACTACCCGAAGTACCGGCTGAACCACTTACACCACTTGTACCAGATGAACCAGATGTTCCCCCACTACCAGATGTACCAGCGGAACCATTACTTCCAGATGTTCCTCCACTGCCAGAAGAACCAGATGTTCCTCCACTACCGGATGTGCCGCTTGAACCAGTTGTACCAGACGAACCACTACTTCCTGAAGAACCACTTGAACCACTGCTTCCAGATGATCCCCCACTACCAGATGTTCCAGATGAACCAGATGTTCCAGATGAACCCGATGTTCCAGCAGAACCTGTTGTTCCAGATGAACCACTACTTCCAGATGAACCACTACTTCCAGATGTTCCACTACTTCCAGAACTTCCAGATGAACCACTACTTCCAGATGAACCTGATGTACCGCTACTGCCAGATGAACCACTTGTTCCAGAAGTTCCAGAAGTTCCGGATGTACCACTGGTTCCAGATGTACCACTGGTTCCAGAAGTACCAGAAGTACCACTTGTTCCTGAAGTTCCACTTGTTCCTGAAGTTCCACTTGTACCCGAAGTGCCATTAGTACCACTTGTACCTGATGTACCAGAAGTACCACTTGTTCCCGATGTTCCGTTTTTATTTACAATTAGTATAATACCAATCATATTAGAGTGAACCGCACATTGGTATACTATACTATTAGGTGCACTATCCGGTACTCTATATTCTATTAGTGAACCACTACCATATAAACCATTTATTGGATCATTATTTATTGTACCAGGTACTTCTGCATTTGAACCTGTTGCTAATCTTAAAGCAAAAGGATGTGATGCCGAAACTCCACTTACATCGAAATAATATAATTCACCTCTTACTACTGTTAAGGTTGGAAATGTGGTATCTGCATACCCTTCTATTCCATAATTAAATCCTTCGTTTATTACAACAAATAATCCACCACCTTCTCTACCACTTGTTCCAGAAGTTCCACTTGTTCCAGCAGTTCCACTAGTACCACTAGCTTCAGCCAAATCTCTTGCTTCAACTCTGTTTGTTGCAGCGTCCCAAACCAATACAGTTTGAGATAATGAACCGGTATCTATATCTCCAAAGTAAACACTTCCACTTACTCCTAAACTCCCACTAATTACTAATGATGCGTTTATTGTGGTATCTGTATTTACATTTAGGAAAGATGCAGTATCAACTCCCGCTGCGTTTAATGCAAAAGATGCGGTAAGTGCAAATCCTACACTATCCATTCCCAAAGGTCCATCTACATTTATAGACTCAATATAGGATGCGGTATCCGAAGTACCACCTTCTCCCCCGCCACCATTTATGATTACTAATACTCCATCGGAACCAGATGCGATTACATCTACACCACTACCACTAAAGTTTATTTTTGCAGTTTCAGTTTGTACTATTGAACCCGTATGTAATATGTATAATTCAGTTCCACCGGCGTTCAATGCAAAAGATGCAGTTAATGCGTAAGAAGCACTTACTGCTCCAAATACACTCATTGAAGAAGTTTGGTTTGTTGTCACATATCCATCTAAATTCAATTCTGCAATAGATGCTGATAAATTCGATAGTGATGCTGAGTCAAATCCTGCAACATTTTCAGCAGTTCCCGCATTAATTGCGTAAGATGCTGATAATACAGTCCCAATTACTCTATCGCCTTGAATTGTACCACTTATTAAAGAACCCCCACTACCAATTACGGCGTGTCCACTTGTCAATCCACTAAATGTAATTCTTACACTATTTTCATTTAATGGTATAACTGCTAAAGGTATAATCTGCTCTTCAGTTCCTAAAGAACCTGTTTCATATATCTGCACAACTGGATATCGTATACCCAAGTTGTGAGTTATTGTTAAATCCGATACATTCTCAAAAGGTACAGTTTCTGTTAAAGAAAATTCTGGTTGAGGAATGTAATAATTTCTATTTTCATCGTATCGTAATAAATTATAGTCTGCGGATGCAGTAGGTCCTTCACCATCAAAACGATATGTTCCACTCAAAGAACCTGTGAAGTTTGGTGATATAATTTGTGGTGCGGTTATACTTTCACTTACTACTAAATCACCACCCACATTAACTCCAACATTCGTCACCAAACCTAAGTTAGGTGAAATTCTTGCTTCAGCTGAACCAGAGTTTAGTAATTCGGTCTCAAATGATAAGTTAGCGATTGTAATGTTTGTCAAACCACTACCATCACCAATTATTATACTACCACTACCAACTACTAAATTACTTCCAGTCAAAAATAATCCACCACTTACAGTTAAAGAACCGGTTATAGTTGTTGGTACATTTACCTCCAATCCTCGTGGCTCCGAAATAACTGCGAGTGCAGATCCAGTTACAATTCTATCTAATTCTAGATTTTCAAGAGCATCAGGTGGGATATTAAATAATCCGCTACCATCTCCATCAAACCTAGCTCCACTAATTGGCACATTTACATTAAATGAAGATGTAGTTATTAATGCTAATGCAGAACCAGACAAAATTCTATCTAACTCCAAATTCTCAATCGCCTCAGGTGGAATGTTAAACAGTCCACTACCATCACCGGTATATACACCATCTACAATTGTTACAGAACCAGATACATTTATTGAACCAGATACACTTATTGAACCCGTAAATTGAGAACCACTCACTGGTGATGTTACTACAAATGTATCACCACTTGCTACGGATGCGGTTGCACTACCACTTGCAATCAAAGGTGCAGCTGCTGCTTGAACATTTGTTAATTGAGAACCATCACCTATAAATGAAAATGCAGTAACACTACCACTAACATTAATTGATCCAGTAAATTCCGAACCACTATCAGCGGATAAAACTACAAATCCTCTGTCAGGCGATGTAGATGCAGTTACCGAACCAGATGCTATCAATTGAGAAGCAATTGTTATTTCTGAGAAGTCTAGATTAAATAATCCACTACCATCTCCTTGAAATAAAGATGCTGATATCGATCCTGTTACATTTATTGATCCTGTAAATTGAGAACCACTCACTGGTGATGTTACTACAAATGTATCACCACTCGCTACCGATGCAGTTGCACTACCACTTGCAATTAAAGGAGCTGCAGCTGCTTGTACATTTGTTAATTGAGAACCATCACCTATGAAAAATTGCGCAGTTACACTTCCACTTACATCTACAGATCCTGTAAACTCAGACCCACTATCAGCGGATATAACTACAAACCCAAAATCAGGAGATACAGATGCTGTTACTGAACCAGATTTAATTTCTGTTGAAATAAGTGCATCTTCGGTTAAAGCTGATCTAGGTATATTGATTAATTTCTCACCACTACCACTAAAGAAACTTCCAGATGAAAGGAATACACTACCACTAAATATCGAACCACTTAACACGGAGGTGACTACAAATCCAAATTCATCACTTACTGAAGCAGTTACACTTCCACTTGACATTATATTGGAAATTAACGCATCATCCGCTAATGCAGCTCTTGGAATATCAAATAATCCCTCACCACTACCACTAAAGAAACTTCCAGATGCCACTATTACATTTCCACCAGTTATAAATAAACTTCCAGTAAATTGTGCAGGTCCAATGTTTCTAAATGTATTGGATGACGATATAATAAGTGATCCTGTAATTGTTATATCACCATCTATTTCAGTATCTCCAATAATTTTTACTCCAGTATTAACAGGTGCCTCTTCACTCGCTTCAACTATGTTAATTGTTCCAAACATAGATGAATGAAACTGACAATTGTAGTAAAGTGTAGTAGGCGCTCCTATTGCAACTACAAATGTTATAGTTCCATTATCAGTACCATTATTAGTTACACCATCATTATATGCGTTTCCAGTGCCAGTTGAGTTTACAGTCTTAATCCAAAACGGATGTCCACTTGCGTTTATGTTAAAGGTATATGTTTCACCTTCAGTAAGAGTTAATGTAGGATTTTCTTCCCCATTTATTACATACGCAGAGAACCCATTATTACTAACCTCAAATGTAGTAACATCTGGTGTGAAATTAGTATGTGTTGTATCTATTACCAAACTACCACTTATAGTTGAACCAAAATCTGGAGATTGTACTACAAATCCAGTATTAACATCAACCGATGCAGTTACAGAACCTGTTGCTATTCGTATTGCATCTTCAGTAATTGCGGATTGTGGGATATCAAATAAACCAGCTCCACTGCCAGAATAAAAACTACCACTACTTAAAAATATACTTCCACTAAAGGTAGAACCACTTTCTTCACTCTCTACCAAAAATCCTTTGTCAGGAGATACGGATGCAGTTATACTTCCACTCGCAATACGGAATACTTCTTCCGATAATGCAGATCTAGGAATATCGAATAAATTAGCACCACTACCACTAAATGAACCAGTTTGTAGTTTTACATCTCCAAAAAAGCTTGAACCACTATCAAACGATGTTACAACAAATCCATCAACAGGAGATACGGATGCAGTTACACTACCACTAGCTATTTGATTAATCTCAAACGCCAATGCTGATTGTGGGATATCAAATAATCCCGCACCACTGCCGGAGTAGAATGAACCAGATGATAAGAATATGCTTCCACTAAATGTAGAACCACTATCCACACTCTCTACCACAAATCCCCTATCAGGTAATGCTGAAGCAGTTACACTTCCACTTGAAATTCTAAACAATTCTTGCGAAAGTGCAGAAAATGGAATATCAAATAAACCTATACCAGAACCGGATATAAAACTTCCAGATGATAAGAATATACTACCACTAAATGTTGAACCACTTTCTTCACTCTCTACCACAAATCCTCTTTCTGGAGATACAGATGCTGTTACACTGCCACTTGTAATACGGAATATTTCTTGAGATAATGCAGATTGTGGGATATCAAATAACCCAGCACCACTGCCGCTAAAGAAACTTCCAGATGAAAGAAATACACTTCCACTAAATGTTGAACCACTTTCTTCACTTTCTACTACAAATCCTCTATCTGGAGAAACAGAAGCGGTTATACTTCCACTTGCAATTAAATTAGAAATAAATACATCATCAGCTAAAGCAGATTTTGGAATATCAAATAAACCTGCTCCACTACCACTAAATACACTACCACTTACTAATTTAACATCTCCAAAGAATAATGATCCACTATTAGGAGAAATTACTACAAACCCATCAACCGGAGATACAGAAGCAGTTACACTACCACTTTGTATTTTAGTTGCTGCTGTAACTTCTTCAGCAAGTGCGGATAGTGGAATATCAAATAATTGTGCACCACTACCACTAAAAAATCCAGCAGTTGATCTTACAGATCCGAATACATTTACAGAACCTGTAAAATGTGAACCAATATCCACACTCTCTACCACAAATCCTCTATCAGGAGATACGGATGCAGTTATACTCCCACTTGCTATTCTAAATACTTCCTGAGATAGCGCTGATTGTGGAATATCAAATAAACCTGCTCCACTACCAGAATAGAATGAACCAGATGAAAGGAATATACTCCCACTAAAGGTAGAGCCACTTTCTTCACTTTCTACTACAAATCCTCTATCTGGAGAAACAGAAGCGGTTATACTTCCACTTGCAATACGGAATACTTCTTGTGACAGTGCGGATTGTGGGATATCAAATAACCCAGCTCCACTACCACTAAAGAAACTTCCAGAAGAAAGAAATATACTACCACTAAAGGTAGAACCATTGTCAACACTTTCCACCACAAATCCTCTATCCGGTGATACAGATGCAGTTACACTACCACTTGCTATGAGAGCAGATATCTGAGCATCTTCGGTTAGAGCGGAACGAGGTATGTTAAAAAGGTCTCTACCACTACCACTAAACACACTCCCACTAGCCAATCTTACATCACCAAAGAATAATGATCCACTAGCACTTGATGATACCACAAATCCAAAATTATCACTTACAGAAGCAGTTACACTTCCACTTGCAATTAAGGATGAAATCTGCGCATCTTCGGTTAATGCAGATCTTGGTATATTAAAAAGGTCTCTACCACTTCCACTGAATACACTACCACTTGCTAATCTTACATCACCGAAAAATAGTGATCCACTAACACTCGATGATACTACAAATCCTAAAGTATCACTTACAGATGCTGTCACACTACCACTCGCAATCAAAGGTGCTACCTCTGCAGGTACATTAAATAAACCACTACCATCACCTCTAAATGAACCAGTAAATGAACCAGTTGCAGAAGATGCAGTTATTGAATTTGCAATAAGTTCTGTTTGTATCTGTACCGAACCTGTGAATTGTTGTATATCAGTAACCTCATTACCAAAAATGTTACTTCCAGAAGAGTATATTACTGATGAGGAAATTAGGTTTACTATAAGTTGATCTGCAATTATAGATTGAGATACAATTAAATTACCTAAAATTGTGGTATTGGTGTTTACAACTAAATCACCCTCTACAAACGATGCAGTAGAACTTCCACTCGCTATAAAGGTTGCTGCAGGTAGGTTGATTAACTCACTACCATCTCCAGTAAATGAACCAGTAAAAGATCCTGTAAATTGACCTGTTACTCTATCTAAATCTAAACTTCGTACAAACCCTCTATTACCATCACTATCCGATACTACAATAGCAGGACTTCCACTAAGCGATGCACTAAAATCAGGAACTCCTAAATTAGGTTCTGCCTGAGATAAGTCTAAAAATTGGTATCTATCATTAGAAACATCTTTGGGGTTGACAACTCTTACCCTTCCGCTTAATAAATTACTTTTGGCCATTCGTATATAAAAGGTTTCCTATAAATATAAAAAAACTATAATATAGTTATTTTTATTCGTTAGCACTTTCTAAAAGTGAAAGAATGACAGTCAGTTCTGTTGATCCAGAAAAAATCAAACCATACCCCTCTTCCAATACTAATTTACCAGCTACAACAGGCGATAATGAGTCCTGTCTAGGTATTTCTACATTTTTTATTAAATCTATAATTGGTTGAGGTTCTGTTATAGGATTATTTATATTATTTCTAATTACATTATATAAATCTTCTACTAATTCAACTGATCCCGACTCTGCAGTTAAATCAAAATTGTATGATTGAGTTACCGCGGTTTGATACAACCTAGTTATGGATGCGGAACCCGTTACATGCTCATTCTTTAAGACCTGTTGGGATAATAAATTTGCGTAATCTACGGATTGGAGTGATGCACTCAATTGTCCACTTATCACCAAACTAACACCGTTTTTATCATAATATGAGCGGGCTGCTTTGGTTGTTCGGATTGTAGTGTTATTGGTAATATCAAATGATATCGCTTCAATATTTCGTTGTATCTGTGGTTGATAAAATGATGCAGATATAGGTAATTGCTCTTCCAATAAATTATTTTCGAATTGCATAAATGCAAATGTTTCTGTAATAATAAATTGTTTATTTAAGTCCAATAGAGCAGAAGCAGTTACAAAACTACTTGTAACTTCAATTCCATCAAAATTCGCTACAGGAATTAATCGGTTTGAGTTTATCAATACAGTTAAAGGATTATTTGTTACTCCAGTATTTGTTATTTGTGCGGATAACATAATCGTTGATACCCCAACAGGAGTCTTATATACTTCATCTTCTTCACCAGTCAGATTTGATATTACTGACTGGAACCTATTTAAGGGAACAAATACGTCTGCCATTTCTTTTTTATTTTATTTTGTTATCTTTTATAAATATCGTTATCCTTCCAAAGCCAATGAGAAAGGAGTTACTAATGAGAATAGAGATTTACTAAATGTTCTACCCACCAAAGTACCAGTTGCTTGATTAATAGTTAATCCAGTACCAATTCGGAAGTCACCATCTTGATTACCAGATGTAAAGAATATTCTACCACCACCCAATTCGGTAATTTCAAAGTCAGGATTTGGAATACCACTACCACCTTGATTTGGAGGTAATGCCTTAAAGGTCACACCACTACCATTGTAAGAGTAATCAATACCAGTTGCAACAATTAGAGAACCAAAATCTTCTTTAGGAGCATTTGCAGCTATAAATTCTGCTCTAGTTCTTAGGTATCTATTCGTTTCTAAAGTTTCCAATCTTTGGTTATTAACAACTTCCGCAGCACTTCCGTACTGACCTGTGAAGTATGATGTTGCTGCTTCAATACCTCTTTCATTTCCACCATAAATCAAATCAGTTGCTAATGCATCCACAATTAATCCAGTATCTCTACTACAACTTGCCTCATTGTAAACCAACGCAGGGAATGCTCCGTTTGTATAACTCAATGCTCTTCTTTTCAATTCTTCCTTTGCTGCAACTAATCTCTGTGCCGCTTCCAATCTTCTAACACCAGGAAATACTAATTGAGTTTGTGCAACTACTTTTTCACTTACTCCCTTTGCGAAGTTTATACCATCAACAGTTTGTTGTCTCTGTCCAAAATTATCTGCATAACTATCAATAATTGCCACCGATGGTTTTATGTAGTAATAAGTACCAGCTTGTATAGAAGACTCATTACCACCATACACCAAATCCGTAGAAACGGCATCTATGATAAATCCTAAATCTCTACTACAACTTACTTCATTATATTTCAATCCACTCCAAGATGAAGATAAGAATGCTATGGTTTCTTTCTGTACTAATTGTTTGTTTGCCAATAGTAAACTTCTTCCATTTAACACCGATTGTGATGGGAATGTAAATTGTTGATTAAGAACAATTTTAGATGCCAATCCGCCTGCATATCTTACACCACTTAAAGTTGGGTCTAATTGTGCTGCCTCCGATGGAACCCCTGCTACCGTTGCTCTTGAAGGGAAACGATAATAAAAATCACCTGCATTTACACTTCTTTCTTCACCACCATATAATAAATCAGTTACAGCCGCATCAATTAAGAAACCAGTATCTCTACTACAACTTTCTTCATTATATACAACTTGTGACCAAGACGATGATACATATTCAATTACTTCTCTTCGTATAAATGTTCTATTTTTTCGTATCAAATCTACCGATGCAGATACTTCTAATGAAGCAGTTTGGAATATACTACCACTAACTAACTTTTGAGATACATCACCCGCATAACGGATACCATCTAAAGTTGGGAATAATTGTGCATCAGGTGTTGGAGATACAATACCACCAGTAATTGCTGCGGATGGAAAACGATAATAGAATTCACCTGCATTTACACTTCTTTCATTTCCACCATATACTAAATCAGTTCTTACTGCATCTAATATGAACCCAATATCTCTTTTACAGGTCACTTCATTATATGAGAAATCACTCCAAGATGAAGAAAGATATGCTATAGTTTCTTCTTTAATAAATTGTTTATTTTCAGCTATCAACACATTTGATGCGGATACTTCCAAAGAAGCAGTTTGGAATACTATATTTTGAATTATTTTTTCACTCAATCTACTCGCATAACGAATGCCATCTAATGTAGGGAATAATTGGGATGCAGAAGTAGGAGAGCTACTTCCACTTACAGTTGCTGATGATGGAAACTCAAAATAGTATTTACCATTTACAATTGATGCAGAGTCTACACCATGTAAAAGGTCTTCCGCAGCTCCACTTACAATAAATCCAATATCCCTACTACAGCTTAAATCGTTGTATTCAAAATCACTCCAAGATGAAGAGATGTATGCAATTGTTTCCGCTTGAATAAATGGAATATTACTTTTAAGTAAATTATATACATCTCTGATATTTTCATCAGGAGCTCCGTAGTTACTTGCAGTATATGAACCAGATCCGTTCTTCACTATATCTAAAACAATACCAAAAGATGAAGATACAAATTCAATATCCTGCAGTGAAGCTGATATAGATGAAGTAAATTGTGTTATATTTGTTACTTTTATAGTATTATTTATATTTTCAATTACTATTGGTAAAGTGCTAACTGAGTTTGGAGTTGTTCTTACAAATGTATGTTCTGCTTGTGGGTAATGTCTGAGTGCCCCAGCTGATGCAGATACAAATGTATGAAGCGTTTGTGGTAAATGTTGAACAGCGTTTGCGGATGCAGATACAAAAGTGTGTATTGAACCAGAAGCACTTCCAGCATTCCCTACATTAATTGTAAATGTACCATCTTGTCTTTGCAATCCATTAACACTCGCGGTAATAAATGTGTGTGAGTCTACATATGAAGAAGAACCTATATTAATACCAAATGTATTTGTAGTTACATTTGATATTTCTAACCATCTTCCGCTTGGATAATCGTATCCAGGTCTTGGATATGATTTAGTAACGGTATTGCCATCCAATACACAAGTATAAGTTAGGGAATTGTCAGAAAGTTTAATATAATCTCCATTACTAAAGCTATGAGATACTATTGTTATAGTAACATCACCAGTTTCAGCATTATATGGTGCATTTGTTACAGTATGTTGGGTAACCCCAACTGCAATAATATCTATTGATTTACCAGCAAACGGGTCACTACCACTTCTTGGATATGAGTGAGTTGTTGTATTACCATCTTGATCACAAGTAAACGCGATTGAACCCGTCACCAAAACAACACCTCTTCCAATTCCCAATCCATGCTGTCCAACTGTTAAAACCATATCACCTGTTAGTGCATCATAACTAGCTGATGTAGGTGTAAAGAATTTATTAGGACCAGATGCACCAACATTAAAAGTAAGTGTATCTTCAGTTACTGCGGTAATTGGAATGGAACGAACTGAGAATGGGTCAATACCAAATCTAGGATATGATTTTGTAGAATGATTATTATCCATATCACAAGTAAATGCGAATGAACGAGTTACGAATACAATTCCTTCACCAATACTTAAATCATGCTCACCAACAGTGACTACAAATTCACCAGTTGCAGGATCATAAGTTGCATCAGTAGGATTAAATTCTACATTAGGTCCTGATTTTCCTACATTAACAGTTATTGTATTTTGAGTTACTGATTGTATTTTTAATTTACTATTGTATGCAGGTTGTCCAACTGAAGGTAAAGCGTGTTCTGTTCTATTACCATCCATTGTACAAGTGAAAACAAATGACTCATCTCTTAGATAAATAATATTACCAACTTTTAATGTATGATTTGGTATAGTCATCACAAACTGACCATTAGCAGGATTATATGAAGCACTAGTAGGAGTAAATGAACTCACACCACTTTCTACAATATCAGTCACAAGTGTAAATGATGAACTAACATTTAATACTTCCGTCACACTTCCACTTTTAGATGATGTAAATTGAGATGTATTTGTTACTTTTATAGTATTATCAATATTTCTACCAATTTCAACTCCATCTATAAGTTCGTTTACAGATACTAATTTAGCAATTTCACCCGCATAAATAATGCCATCAACGGTTTCCGCTTTTTGTGCCGATGTAATTGCAGGTGAAGGGAAACGATAATAGAAATCTCCAGAAGTTATACTTCTTTGGTTTCCACCATATACTAAATCTGTTAATACACCATCTAATATAAATCCAACATCTCTACTACAACTTGCTTCGTTGTATTGTAATAATGGATAGAATGCATTTACATATTCAATAGTATTATCTTTTATGAATTGTTTGTTCTCTCTAACAACATTAACAACATCCAATTTAGAACTACTAACTAATGTTAATACTTTACTTAATGCTATTTTCTGTGAAAGTTCGGAACCATACTCAATTCCAGTTACGGTAGGATCTAATTGAGCTGCCTCCGAAGGAATACCTCCCACGGTTGCTCTTGATGGATATATGAAATAGAACTCACCTGCTATAACGCTTCTTTGGTTTCCACCATACACTAAATCAGTTCTAGCTGCATTTATTATATGTTTAATATCTCTACTACAGCTTAACTCATTATATACTACCCCACTCCAAGATGAAGATACATACGATACAACTTCTCTACTGATAAGTTCATTGTTTACCAATAGTAATCTACTTGCTTCCACTGCATCATTATCAGGTGTAATAAATTCTACACCTTCTATAAGTTTTTGAGATAGTGCAGATACATAGTTTATCGCTTCTAATGTTTGTATTAATTGAGTCGATGTTGCAAGTGAAGGTATTTCATAATAGTATTCACCTGCATTTACTACTCTTTCGTTTCCACCATAAATTATATCAGTTGCTACTGCATCTATAATAAACCCAATATCCCTTTTACAAGTTAAATCATTGTAATTAAAGAAACTCCAAGATGAACTTACATACTCAATAGTTTCATTTCGTATAAACTCTTTATTACTTACCAATAGGTTAGCAACTTCAACATCACTTTCATCCGCAGTTACAAATGGAGTGTTTACTATTACTTTTTGAGCAAGTTGGGATGCGTATCGTATACCATCTAATGTAGGAAGTAATTGTGCGTCTTCATTAGGTGAAGCACTACCACTTACAGTTGCTGATGATGGAAAATCATAATAGAACTTACCATTGAATATTGAGGATGAATTTGCGTTGTACAATAGGTCTTCAGCAGCTCCACTTACAATATGTCCAATATCTCTACTACAACTCGCTTCGTTGTATTGAAACTCACTCCAAGATGAAGAAAGATATGCAATAGTTTCAGCTTGAATAAATGGAATATTGTTTTTAAGATTTTGATATGCATTTAATACTACAGAGGCAGTTGATGGAGTTGTATATCCAATTAGGGTAGGTAAAGAGCCAGTTCCATTTTCTACAATATCCAATACAATATCAAACGATGCAGATACAAAATTAACTTGTGTGTTTGTTGCTACTAATGATGAAGTAAATATTTGAACATTCTTTGTTCTTACATTACCATTTGTATTTTTAACCACTGCCGGTGATACAGCTAATCCACCACTCACTATATTCGTTACAACCGAATAAGATTGACTCACCGATGATATATATGATGGGTTTATAAATGAAGAGGTTTGTGGTAAGATATTACCTACAAATATGTTTTCAGCGGTGTTTGGTATTACATTCGGTATAGAACCTGTTCCACTAGATATTATTTTTACAACTAACCCAAAAGATGCGGATAATGATGATGTTACATAGTTTTCAACAAAAGATCCTGTTATCTGTGCTATATTATTTACCTTAACCAAATCATTTATAGATTTGTCTAATTGAGGTTTTGCACTCAATCCACCACTTACTATTTGAGCAACTAATTCAAATCCATCACCAATTTGTTCTCTATAATCAGTTAACGATTGAGTTGTCACAAATTGTACACTATCTGCAACATTAAATGGAGTTGTAACACTCCAATCGGTTATTTTATTTTTAGCTACCGCTCTTTTTGTGACTTCAATACCACCTCTTATTATATCACCAATAATTCCAAAATTGGATTTAACAATTGAACTTTCTACTTCCGTTCCAAATAGTGAAGATGTAAAATTAGCTTCGTTAGTTATTTTTATACCAACTTCGTTATTAGTTGAAACTCTAGGTGTTTCTAATAATACATTTTGAACTATAAAATCTGTAAGTATTTTGGAATAACGAACACCTGCAACAGTTTCGGTTCTTTGTGTAGTGATTGCTACTGATGGGAAGCGGTAATAGAAAAATCCAGCGGTTGTGCTCCGCTCATTTCCACCATAAAGTAAATCAGTTGTTATAGCATCTAATATAAATCCAGTATCTCTACTACAACTTACTTGATTGTAATCTAATGTAGGGAATGTTGCATTTATAAACTCAATAGTTTCATTTTGTATCAATTGACGATTTTGTCTCAAAAGAGATACAGATGCCGATGTTGAAGTTTCTGCAAATTGGAATTGATTTCCTTCAATTATATTTAGTGTAGTTCCACTTGCATATTTTATACCATCTACCGTCTGTATTAATTGATCAGTAACCGCTACAGATGGGAAACGATAATAAAAATCTCCAGCAATCACACTTCTTTCATTACCTCTATAAAGTAAATCAGTTGCTACCGCATTTAAGATAAATCCAATATCTCTACTACAACTCACTTGATTATATTCAAACTCACTCCAAGATGAAGAAAGGTACGCAATAGTTTCTGCCTGAATAAATGGTTTATTATCTATAATACTACTCCACAACGCGTATCGTTCACTACTTCCGGTTTGGATTTGTTGAAATGAAGAACTTCTTAATAGATTTTGAGATGTTTTACTTAAAAAATCAATAGCGGTTAGTGTTGCATCCTTTTGTGATGTTGTTGCTGAACTTGATACTAAATAGTATTCCAATCCCGCAGTAATACTCCCACTATTTCCTCCAAATAATAAATCATTAGCAACTGCATCTACAATATATCCTATGTCTCTTTTACAAGTTGTTTCGTTATACTCAAACCCATCCCAAGATGAAGAAATATAAGTGATAGTTTCATTCTTTAAGAAATCTAAATTAGAGTTTAATGTATTATATGAACTAGTTACTTCACCAACAACACTCGCGCTTACCGAACCAGTTACTAAAGTTGGATATGACATTGTATTCTCAATCAACGAAAAAGGAGTTGCTGATGAATTTACAATATTAAACTTACCCACCATTTGAGATGAGTTTTGTGATACATAATATAATTCATTTGGTGCGTTAAACGGAACTGTAAAAGTAACTACACCAAAATCATCTCCATTATTTATTACACCAGTATTATAATCCAATCCTTGTATAAATCCACTTGTAGGTTGAGTACGAATAAAGAATGGATTAGTAAACTTAGCAAAACTACCTGATACATTGAAAATATATTTAGTACCTCTAAATAGGGTTAGAGTTGGATTATTACCAACACCATCAAATACCCAAGCACTATTATTCGCACCTCTATTAACATCAAAATCAGTTTGATGATCTTCAGGTATATCCAATATAGAACTACCAGTACCTTTATCTAATATGTTGTATATGATAGAAAAACTACTACTTACAACATTTATTATACTACTGGATATAGGTTGAGAAGGTAATACCGGTTCGATATCTCCTAAATAAAAAGATGCGGAAGTATTTGGTACAATAATAGGAAGTGTTCCACCATTCACTATTTTTATAACAGTATCAAATGATGAACTTATATTATTGTATAATGTGGTTCCTATTGAAGCAGTAATCGATGCTGATACGGGTTCTAAATTGCTAACCTTTACAACATCTTTATTGTTTGATTTGAATATAAAAGATCCTGTACCATCCGCGAATATACCTAATAAATCGGCATAAGATGAACTAATTTGTAATAAATCACTAGCAGATGCTGAAATAGATGAGGTAAGTTGAGTCCCACCACTAATATTATATGGATTATTTATATCGTATCCTCTATCACTACTTTTTGCTAAAAGTGTTGGGTAATTATTAGGTCCCGATGCTACTATTTCACTTATAATACGAAAATCTTCACTAACTTTATTTACTTCCGTTTGAGTAGCTAAATTATTTGAGAAAGATTGTGTAAATTGTGTTACCTTTATACCTTCTGCAGTATTTACAGTTGTTACTGATGGTAACCCATCTTCTAATCCTTTATTTAGAACATCAACGATTGCAGAATAACTCCTTCTTACTCTTTGTCTAGCATCTTCATTACCACCACTAATAGCATCAATTTTTCTTGAGCCAGATGCAAACATACCAAATAATCCAAATGAAATGTTTGAGTTGTTTAGGGTAGCATGTCCACCATTGTTTACTCTAATTGCATAGTATGAGAAGTTGGTAAAGAAAGATACCAACTGAATGAAGCCCCTACCATTTACCAAACATCCAACTCCGTTTGGAGAAATCTGCGTATAGGCATCCAATACCATTGAAGCCAATGGAGAGTCTGGATTTATTACATCACCATTAACATAAAGACCACCACCTCCTGGTGGAATATCCTCATAAAGTTCGGTGAATGAATTCTCTTGATTTGATATTTGAGAGCAGTTCTGTATGTATGGCGATGTTGTAATAAATGCTCCTGGTTGGAATGCTACTGCAAATCCTCTTTCAGGATTTATTTGGTCTGGCCATAATCTTAACCCACCCATTGTTACTTCTGCTATGTAACAACCACTATTTACATGGAAAAGGTCTTGTTCTGGATTTAATGCATTTATTTTAGTTATACGAAGTCCAGATCCCCAAATTGTTGTATTTTTAGGAAGTATTACAGGATTATTTTCTACATAAGTACCTGCTTGAACTCTAATTACATATCCTGAAAAAAGAGAACCTAATGGTATCCCATATCTACCATCAAATCCAGGACTTGCTAATTGAGCCGCTCTTTTTACAGTTCTTAATGGAAATTGAATACTTCTACCATCATTATTATCATCACCATCCGTTGATGAAACATATAAAGTAGGAACATTGGCACCAAAATCTCTAGCTAATATACCCGCATATCTAAAAGTATCTTGAGATTGTAGTGCTTGAGAAGCAGTTACATTTAATATCCTATTTACATCCTCAAATCCAAAATCTCCATCTATAATTAGTGAACCTGTTAAGAATACAGATCCTGTTATTTCTCCCCTATCTGTTAGTTGATTACCTAAAAAAAATTCTGAGTCAGCTGCAAAAGAACCTCCTATTACGGCACTACCCGTTACAGATAAATCACCACCAATTCTAAATGATGCACTAATATCATTCTGTTCTTCAATTTGTTTACGAGGAATTAATACTGCCATTATACTTCTGCTATTTTACCTTTTACTATAAAATCATTAACATCTACATCATTTGGTAAACGAGTAATACTTTCTGTAAATGTAATTACTATATCATTTACAATCACATCGATCACATAACGGTCTTGTGGTTGTTTTACTCCATATAAGTATATGTCTATGTAATCTTTCGTAGTATCAACCTGTAAATCATCTATAAGAAATCGTTTGTTTCTTAAATATAAAATAAATATACCATCATTAATTACTTCTAATTCAGTTGGTTGGAACTCATATAAAAATGTATCAGTATTGACTTTTAAGACAAAATCTCTAAACCCCAATCTATCCCTCATTTTTAATGATGTTCCTACTACTATATTTGGTAATTGTCTTGCCATTTTTTTATTTTAATTTATATTTTCAACATCTCCTTTTATCTTAACTTCATCAGTATCCTCTATATCGTATGGATTTCCAAATCTATCAAATGTAGGAAAATTATTCTTTATTAATTTTACATATAAATCATTATCTATTTGCTCAACTATATAATCTCTAGTTGCTATAAATAATCCGTTGATAAATATATCAAATCTTGCACTATGTTTTCTTAAACTGGTTATTTTAGGTGAAATTGTTTTTATTCTCACATTTTCTACTCTAAAAATCCAATAGAAAGGATGGTTTTTATCAAAAGGTTGAAATATGAACTCATTTGGTTCATTTATTTCTTTCATTATATTTTTTAACTCAGTTACCTTCATAGTTCTATAAATTTTCCAGTTATTGCAACTTCATCGTTTTCATCTAATGAAAATCCCAAATTGATAAAAGTAAAATATATTTCTTTAGTTGAAGGCTCATATCGGTATGTATAATTTGCAGGTGGTATAAAATCACCATTTATATAAACTCTAAACCAGTTATCAACATCAAATGAACCTCTTAATTCAATAGGAAGTTTTGGAAGTTTTACATTTACTAATTTAACAATATTTTGACCCATAATAATTAAGTTTATTCTCCTTCTACAAATATCGCCAATTGTGATCCTCTAATTGCTATAAAATCTATAACTTGTGCATATTCGTTGTATAGTAGTGGGTTTGAAAATAGATCCCCACTAACATCAGTTTCAACTCCAAATATAATTCTTTTTTTAGAAAATACTTTTTCAACTGTTGGTATTTCATTAAATGTTTCAGGTAACAAATATGCATTTACAACCATAGTAAATGCTGTACGAATAATCCTCTCTGTACCTTCACCCACTTCCTGTTGTGTATCAAATGAGTCCACCCTTACTCTAAACTTATACCCATCATCTTTACCCCAATATCTATCGGTTGCGTACTGATATGCTTCCACAATTTTATTCATGTGTTCTGTGAATGATGACCATATCATTACTTCATAAGTTACCGTCACATACGATGGAACCCTTACATTATATACTTCATATACAGGTTTTGCTCCAACTTGAAGTGAGAACTTTTCATACCTATTTTTTGCAGAATATTTTTGATACGATGGCATTGATAATGCTTCCTTAAAATGTTGGATTGAACTATCTCTATCTATGGAGTTTCTCTTAAACATTATTAGAGGTATCTGTATCTTACCTCTTCCATCTCTTAAATACCCATCTTTTCTAGCATTCTTCCACCTTTCAGCATTTCCGTATATAAGTGGAACCTTAACAACATTTCCGTTTTCTTCTACTGTTGGAATGATAACTTCACTCATATACTCCGCTATGGTAGTATCTATATCAATAAGACTAACCCCCTTTACATATTGGGGTTCTATTGGTATTTGATTTGCTCTATTTATATTTTTTTTCTCCATTACGCAGTTCTCTCTTCAGTTTGTATAGTTGTTCTTCTACTCATAAATGTAGAGCATATAATAGAAAATTTCTCCTCAGGTCTACCACCGATTAACTGGTCTTCTCTCACATTATCAACTTCAAAATAAGCATTGTTGTGAAAAATAATATCCCCAATTTCAGGATAAAATCCAGCACCCTCTAATGTAAATCGATTAAAACGGAACTGAACTCCTTGAGTAGTATCCGAACCAAACCCCTCATACTGAACGGCAGTATCATCTCTCTCTATGATGGTATTTAAGGTGACTGGAGAGTAGTAGGTTTTATTTAATGCTTCACCATACAAATTAGTTTTACTCTCTTCTACGATGAGTTTATATAGTATTACAGAGGTTGTAATAACATCATCCACTAATTCTCTGGATATATCCCTAAAAAAACGAATATCTCTATCTAAACTAAAACGAGCCATATATTAACCTATGTAAATTGCCAACGGTATTTTTTGCAACATTTCTTGCATTTGTTGTGCTTCTGTATTTCGGTTCTCAAACTGAACCTTTCTGCTTACCTCTTCCAAATTTTCTCTCAATTGAGTCATTAGGTTTTCCTTTTCAGTTTGTGCCTCTGCTCTTAAAGCAGCTCCATCCAAACTTATCTCCGAACCTGGAATTGGAACGGTTGAATATTTTTCTCTAATAGCACCCAATAATTCTTTAACCAATGCAAGTGTGTATTTTCTAATCCATTGCTTACCAACATCGTTTATATTTCTATATTGTATAAAATCATACTTTATATCGGAATAATCAGATACTACATTTGGAGTTACCCTTACAGAATTTTGTGTAAACTCCTCTCTAACCATATAATCAAAAAATAACTTCGTCATCGTTGTAACTGATGATGGTATTGGGAATATTTGTAATTTATTATTTACGATATTAAATGTATGTGCAGATTTACGGAACTGGTCATTAAACTCAATTGCCTGTATTCTTAACATATCTTCATAAATTGGCATTAACACAAATTGTGCTGCTGGGGAAAATGAACCAAACCCAAACTCATCAATAAGGTTTAGAGTTCCCTGTCCACTTACGGAATAGGGATCAAAGAAACGATTGATAGCAGGTGTTGCTTCGTAATAAACCCTCACTACATCAATCTGCTTTCCACTTTCGGATACATCAGCAAATAACTCATTCAAGTCATATTCCTGCTGTCCAGTCACTAAATCTATACTTCCCCTTTTAATATCTATATTACCACCTACTCCAGCTAATGTACCATAACTATCTGATATGTTGATTATAGTGGAAAGGTTATTACCTTGTACTAATTTTTGAGAATAGTTAGTTCCAGTAGGATTTCCAACTACATTACTCAAATTGTTTCTAATGTTGAACTGATTTACTTGAGCTCCATATTCAGATACAGACTCCTCAAAGCATGCATAGAAGTTTTCATCTATTAACTCTATATTTTGTATTGGATATCCCAATCTTCTAGCACACCATAAGGAAACTTTAGGTGCATCTTCTCCAAATATATAATCATTATCATATATTCCAAATGGAGTTTGACCTGGAAAAAATGATGATGATCCAGGATATATCATAGGTTCGTTCATATAGATAGTTTTATTTATCTATAAATATAAAAAATTAAAAGAATGATTATTTAGAAAGGAATTAGTTCTTTATTTTAAGCATCCTATGCTACTTGCGTTACTGTCACAATTACCGATGGTGTTGCTGGTCGTGTTGGAGTTGATTGAGTTCCCTTATATTGCAATTGTCCGTTTGCCGTTGTTTTTGACCAATACAATTCTACATAACTTCCGGATGTAATTGGAGTTAAGAAGTTTAGAGCTGCCACTTGGAATCCACCACCACTTACCTTTTCAATAGAGAAATCCGTATTTGAATTAGCTATATTAGAACCTGTCATAGCAAACCAAACGGAAAAATCAACTGATTCATTTGCTGTGGTATGTAATTGTGCTGAAAATTGAACGTTATATAATCCTGTATTTTCTACATAAATTCTAGTTGGAAATCCACTACCATTATTACCAACATACATACCAGATAATGGAGGAGTTGGCACTTCCAACTTCATAGCGTATGCCGTATTCGCCGAACCAGTTTGAGTTTCCAAAGAAGCCCATTGTCCGTAGTTAAATTGTTTGTTACCATCTTTATAGATAGAACCACTTACATTTAATGAACCGGTTATCTCCACTGTATTTCCTGCGGCGTGTATTAGATTACTTCTATTAACATCATCAATTCCATTACCTACAATAAAAGCGGATTGTACGGGTGATACAAAATTATATTGGCCCTGTACGTGTTGATTATCACCTAATGCTATTGTTTGATAGCCTTCGGCATGTGAATATGAACCTGATGCTAATGTATCTCTACCTTCAGCGTGTGAGCGGCCTCCGTATGCTATTGTTCCTAATCCTTCTGCGTGTGAAAAAAGTCCTATTGCCTGTGTACTATCT